TTACAAACGTTTAGTGGGTCTCAATACAAAAATGATTCTTCTTCTTTCGATAGTAGAATTAATTCAATAACAAGCAGTGGTGGTAATGTATCAGTACAAGAGGAAGGAAGTATATTAGGAAATGCAACATCATTTAATTTTATAGGTGCGGGTGTAACTGCAACATTTAGTGCAGGTACAGCATCAGTAACAATACCTGGTGGTGGCGGAAGTATATATACCGGAAGTTTTGCAACGACTGGTAGTAATTCATTCTTAGGAACACAAACACTTTTACAAACAGGAAGTTGGGGTGGTGTATTATTAAACGTACAATCGGGTTCAATTAAATTTAACGGACAGATAGCAGATAGTGGTTTTAGTGCAACGGGTAGTATATTTTTATCTCCTGTAAATTTACCACATGGTTCTACTAAGGTTGTATTCCAAACAGAATATCAGAGTGGTAGTACAAATCCTAGTGGATGGGATTATCTATTAGGTTTAGGTAGACAAGGTGATTCATCAGCAAAGACAGTAGATATAGGAACAGATGTAACATTAGATGTAAGTAGAGGAAACGTAGTAGGTTTTCCATTTACAACTACTTCATCATTTAATTTATTTAGTGGGTCTCAATATAAAACTGATTCTGCATCATTTGATAGTAGAATAGGTTCTATTGGAACAGTAACTGGTAGTTCTATTATAACTGCAAGTGTATCTCAAAGTACAATTACATTTACAAAAGGTGATAATAGTACATTTAATATAACAATAGCAGATGTGAGTGGAAGCACATTTGATACTGGTAGTTTAGTTACTACTGCATCATTTAATACATACACATCATCGCAAGATTTTAAGAATACTACATTTGCAACAACGGGTAGTAATACATTTGTAGGTTCTCAATGGTTTAGTGATGCATCGGATACAGCATCTTATGCAGCATTAACAGAATGGTCAGGTAGTTTAATACTAAGTGCAAAAGGATATTTCACAGGCTCTTTCCCACAATTAACTTCTTCATTAGCAGCGGCAGCAGGAACAGGATTTGTTAACCTTTTATTTAAGGGTGATAGTACAGCAGGAAATACAATATTATCCGGAAGTAATAATATATTAGCAAATCCGGTAGCACCAACTGCAACGTTTTATAGACAAGTAGGTAATGGTAACTTAGCATTAACTGGATTATTACCACAAGTAAGTGCTTCAATGTTATTCCCAATTACAATGAATGGTAATACTATATTAGCAACTGCTGGTGGTATTACAATGAGAGGACCTGCGAGTTCATCAGCATGGACGGTTAGTTCTAATAATGTATTAGGAACGATAAACATAGGAGGCGCAGCTGCGTTTGCGGATAAAATAGTTAATGGTTTAACCTTTACTGGAAATAGTGTAGCGGGTACATTAGCTATAAATGCAAATCAATCTACATTAGCTGGAACTGCAACATCAATAACAAATAATAATATTAATGGTTCTCCTACTTTGATATTGAGTTCATCTACCGTAGCATTTACTGGTAATACTATTAACGCAAGTTCAACTATAACTAACCAATACTTTTCTGGCTCATTAGGATTAGGTCAACCATCTATTACTAATAGTACATTGGGTGGTACAACTCAAAACTTAATAATAAGTGGTGGAATGCCGGCTGGTGCAGGAACAAATCCAGTAATTGCAAATAGTATTATGAATGGTACTACTAATACATTATATTCAAATGTAGCAGCTGCGAATGTAAGTAGTAGTGTTGTACAAGCATCAGGAATTGCAACTCATATCTTTGGTGGTAACTTAATTGTAAGTGCATCGAGTGGAGCAGGACAATTCAATACAATCGGTTCTGCATTCATAGGTAGATACAATGATATAAGTAATAATAAAGCTAAGACGGGTGAAACAGTATTCGCAGTAGGTACAGGTAATACAGTAACTAGAAAGACAGGTTTCTTAATTGATTCAGGTTCTAACACATTTGTAGAAGGAACTCTAAACGTATCTGGTAGTACATCTATGACCGGTAGTTTAAGTATTCAAAGTGGCAGTGGTGATTTATTTATATACGGCCATAAGATGTTTAATGTTGGTGCATTTAGTTCAACTATAAATCAATCGGGTAGTGCAGCGGTATCACAATCAATGACATTCAATACAACTGATGTATCACAAGGTGTAACATTGAATGGTGGTGGTACTCAAATGATAGTAGCAAATGGGGGTACATACAATATTCAATTCAGTGCACAGTTATTAGCAGATACCGGAGCAGATGATGTATATATTTGGTTAAAGAAAAATGGAACTAATGTTACTAATTCAGCAGGTAGAATTACATTGGCTAATAATGATGAATTAATAGCTGCATGGAATTATGTAGTAGAAGCAGTGGCAAATGATTATTTTGAATTATGTTGGCAGAGTACTAACGGAGATGCAGTATTATTAGCTAATACAGCAACAGGTAATATTCCTGGCATAACATCAATCATAGCAACAGTAACGCAAGTAAGATAATGAATGAAGATATAGCAATATATGAAGTAATGCTAGAATTAGCAGAGGAAGAAAACACCGATTTAAAGGTTGAAAACGATATCCTCGTAGGCTACATTCGTTATTTAGAACATAAAAACAAAGAATTATATAAAGAATATAATAATTTATTAAAACCGGATAATAGACTAAATAAAAAAAAAAAATTATTAGTTGTTATCTATATTAAATCAAACACAATATGAACTCAAAAAACGTATTAAGTAAAATTATGACTTTGTTATCGTTAGATAAAGAAGAAATATTATTTACAGATGCTAAAACAGCAGATGGAACAATCTTACAATCACCAACTTTTGATTTAGGCGAAACAGTAGAAGTAGTTTCTGCAGATGGAACTAAAACTCCGGCACCAGATGGCGAACACGAAATTGCATTAAAAGATGAAGAAGGTAATGAAGTTTTAATTAAGATTGAAACCAAAGATGGTAAAATCACAGAAAGAGAAAACGTAGAATTACCAACCGAAGAAGCAGAAAACGAAGCAGAAGAAATGCAAGATGAAATGCCAATGGATACTATGATGGCTGCTGATTATGTTAAAGCTCCAAAAGGTTTAGAAACAGATGAAGCTAAGGCATTACCAAACACAACTTCTGAAAATGAAGCAAATGTTGTTAAAGAAGGTGAACCAACTGAGGACCCTATTATTCGTTTAACTTACAGAATCACAGAATTAGAAGAAGCAATTGCAGAATTGAAAATGAAGTTCGGTGAAAATAAAGTTGAAGAAGTAATAGAAAAAGTTAAAGAAGCTAAGTTAGAAGAAGTTGAAGTTAAGAAATTAGACGGAGCTCCAATTGAAATGAGTTCAGTTAATTTAAGTGCACTTCACAAATCAAAAAAGAATAGTGAAGGAAACTATCAAAGTAGTTTCTTATCAAAATTATATAATTAATAAATAAAAATCATTACAAATGAAAAAATTTCAAAAGTTCGGTGTAGAACCAGTAATTACCTCTACCTATGCAGGTGAGGCAGCTGGTCAATTTATCGCCGCAGCACTATTAAGTGCAAAAACTTTGGATAACAAATATGTAACTATCATGCCAAACGTGAAGTACAAAGAAGTTATTCAAAAATTAGCAATCGCAAACATTGTAAATAATGCAAGTTGCGATTTTACAGATTCAGGAAGTGTAGCATTAACTGAAAGAATTATCACTCCAAAAGAATTACAAGTTAACTTACAATTATGTAAGCAAAACTTCGTAGCATCTTGGGAAGCATTGAGTTTAGGTTACTCAGCGTTTGATGAAATTCCAAAATCATTCACAGATTATTTAATCTCTTATGTTGGTGGAAACGTAGCTCAAGCAACTGAAATCTCTATTTGGCAAGGTGTTAACGCAACTAATGGTCAATTCGGTGGATTCCAAACAACTTTATCTGCTTCAGTAGCAACTGCTGATGGTGTTATCTCTGCAAAGAGTGGATCAACAGTTATCTCTGGTTCAATTACCTCAGCTAACGTATTATCAGTATTAAATTCAGTAGTA